ACTACAAGATCAATGCTTCAAACAACAACGCGATAGCACAGGCAGCCTACTTCGCAAATAGAGGAGTTTCAAATCTTGTATCAAGTGATGGTGGATCTTCTGGTTTGTCCATGACTCCACAGGATGAAGAAGCATTAGCCAGAGCAGACAAGGTAAAGTTTGGTGGTGCCGAAAAAATGGGTTCCATTGTCACCATACCAACACCAGTAAAAGTTCATCAACTTGGGTCAAGTTCAAGTGACATGGAAATGTTGGGACACGATAAGCAATACCTGAGAGATCTATGTAATTTACTATTCATGCCCTCAGAGTTGTTCAACGATCCGGACAATAAGACTCATGCCAACAGAAAAGAAGCAGTTAAAACAGCCTACAATGATGTCTTCATACCTAATTGTCAGTTGTTACTGGATGGTTATATGAGAACAATCATTTCCTTTTACAGCAAGGCGCATGGTTCTAACTACAGCCTCCAGATTGACTATGACAAAATAGATGCCCTGAAGCCGGACCCACTTGCTTTGAGAGAGTTGCTGATTAAAGAAGTTGACTCTGGAATCAAGACACCAAACGAAGCAAGGTTGTTGGCTGGTGATGAATTGCACCCAGATGAACTGATGGATGTTCCTCGAATTAGAAACAACTATGTATCAATCACAGAAGTAGATGGACCCAAAGAGTAAAGACAAAAAGAAGCCAAAGGTGGATCTCGATAAACTTGCAAAGAGTATTGAGTTGAAATCAAAGATATTAGCCCAATCCAAAATTGTGAGAAAATGAAGTTACCAGAATTCAAGACACAGAAAGACCTGTTCAAGCATCTGCGAGAAAACAAAACCAGACTCATTGGGCTGAAGAAAGCACAGATTAAACTTTGTGACAACATTTTGTCAGATCCTACTGGTTTGGAGTTAAAGGGCATGCCTGCAAGTTATCCAGATGACACCGACGAAATGATTACAAGGTCCATAGTCGGAAACACTTATGGTTGGATGGATTCACACGACGATGTTCACATCAAAGGTATTTTCACCAAATCAATAAACGAGTCAGGCCACAAGGTTATGCACCTTCATGACCATGTTCACCAATTGGACGCTGAAGTGGGTGACAACCTGAAAGTTTATGAAACCGAAATAGAGTGGAAAGAAGTTGGCCATGACTCTACAGGAAAGGCCACAGCTTTAGTGATGGATACCGAAATCCGGAAGGAGTATAACCCTCGTATTTTTCAGAAGTACAAAAAGGGACAGATTGATCAACATTCGGTTGGTATGCAGTATGTGGACATATTCCTTTGCCTCAATGACAAGGACGACAAAGAGCATTATGGCAACTGGAAAAACTACATCGATGAAGTCAAGAACTCAGAAGTTGCAGAGGAGCAAGGTTACTTTTGGGCAGTCACCACAGCTAAGTTGATTGAGATCTCCTGCGTTATAAGAGGTTCAAATGAACTCACCCCTACAATGGGGAATAAAACAGCCTTAGGGGGCTTCGAATTCGCTCAAAAATTAGTGAATGAAATCGATGACCTTGCAGTTGTCAAAAGAATTGCTGAACTTTGTTCACTTGAATACGGAATAGAGCCGGAAGTTCCACTCTCTCCAGAGCCGCCAAAAAGCACTCAATCAAAATCACTTTATCAATTCATCAAATACTAAAAATCGTGAAAAATTTGAAATTTATTTTATCAGTTGCTCTGATGGTGGCCTTCGTTGGTTCATTTGCATTTGGAGCAGAATCCTACGACATCATGACTGCTTCAGCAGCTTTGTCTGTAGTATCATTCCCGGATTGGCTACAAGAAGCCCACAAAATGACCGAAACCGAACTAAAGGCACAGGACAATGTGGAAGCACTTGCAGAGAAATACAATGAGTACAATTCAGTTTGGAAATCAGCAGTTAAAGACGCCCTCGAAAACAAAGTTGAGGCCAATGATATCGCCAAATTGCGTAATGACTTCACCGACTCTATTGCAAAACAAGCCGGAGAAATGAATGTTATTCTTGAAAAGCATGGAGTTGCTTTGACTCAGATCTTGAAGGGTAACACTTCAAAAGGAGCAGTATCATTCACTGAAAGCTTGAAAGAAGCTTTAACCGAAAACTTGGATCAGCTTAAAAACATCAAGGAAACTAAGTCACGCGACTCTGTAACCTTGAAGGCAGTTGGACCTATCACCAGACCACTTTCTGTAACTGGACAAGTACCAGTAGAAGACCGCATGGAAGGTATGGATCAACTTGCTCGAAGACAAGTACGCCTTTTGGATGTAATGAGTCGTCGAGGAACAACTTCGAATCTTGTTTCTTGGGTTAGCCAAGTAGCAGGTGAAGGAACAGCAGGTCAAACTGCAGAAGGTTCAGCCAAAAATCAAGTTGATTGGGACATCGTAGTAAACAGCGAAAGCCTTAAAACTACAACCGCCTTCATCAAAGTTTCTACTCAAATGTTAGATGATGTCTCTTGGATGCAATCTGAAATTGAGTCAGATCTTATGTTGCGTGTAGCCTTGGCTCTTGAAACACAAGTTTTGACTGGGGATGACTCAGGAGAAAACCACAACGGACTGGAGACGGTTGCTGAAGGATTTACAGGTGCAGCTTATGCAGGTCAAGTGCCAGAAGCAAACATTCTGGATGTTGCTGTAATTTCACTTGGTCAAATTGCTGAGAACGAACATACAGCAGTGCGCCCCTACATTTTCATGCACCCTTCACAAATCACTGGACTGAAACTTTCAAAGGTTGGTGGAACAGATGGACGTTACAATATGAGATTGGTAGATGCAGCAGGTCAGTTGTCTTTGGATGGTGTGCCAATTATTTCTACAACCTTAATCGCAGCAAACGAATTGTTTGTTGGTGCTATGGAAAACGCCATTCTCGTAATGAATGATTCAATATCCATCGATGTAGGTTTGGACGCTGATGACTTTTCCAAAAACCTCAGAACCGTTCTCTGTGAAGTTCGCGCATTGACTATCGTTAAGAACAACAAACGTAATAGCATGATCTATTGCCCAAGTGTTTCTGTAGCGATTGCAGCCCTCGAAACTCCATAAGAGTTTACATGAATAAAGGAAATAGGCTCGGCATTTGTCGGGCCTTTTCTTTTTTGTACTTTAGCTGAAATTTATAAAACTCAATACGATGGCAAAATCGAAGAATTCAAAAAAAGCACAAGTAGAAGTTTATGGCATCAAATCTCCAGATGGAAAGCCGCAACATCTTAAAGTTGGTCAAAAATACCTCGTCGATGAATGGCAAGCAGAGTCAATGATCAAGAATAAACAGGCATCAAAGACGAAACCTGCAGCTTCGAAGTAAAAAAACTTTTAGTCTGGAAAGCCCTGAGATTCGTTCTCGGGGTTTTTTTTTGCCAAAATGCAGACTTTTTTGCAGGTATATTTGGAAAAGAGCCTACATTTGAAACATCAAAGAAACAAATAACAACATCATGACAATTCAGGAAATCAACGAAAGAAACGGAACAATAGCAATTGACACAGAAGATCTACTCATGATTATCGCAAGTAATCTAAGCGATATGCAAGGAAGACTTTCTACTAACACAATGGTTGAGACTATTGAGAGAATGGACCTTTTGAAGGCTTTAATTTTCGACATGAAAAAAATGGAATCAACAAAAAACCTATAGTCATGGATTACATCAAAGACAGAATCGCCTACGCCAAAGCAGACCTGAAGATCTTAAAAGCTAATGGTGAAATGGCAATCACCGGAACCAAACTTGGACCAATCTGGTTAAAGTACGAGAAAGGCTTATTTAGAGCCACTGACACCCTCGGAAAACAATTAATGGACCCAACCTATGAAGAGGAGGAGATAATGTTTTTCATCGCATCAAATTACGCATTTGCAATTGTTAATTAAACCCAGAGTAAACCCAAACCTTACCCAGAGTAAAACCTTTAGAAATTGAAACTGAAACTGAAACTGAAACTGAAATGAAAAAACCTGAGTTTGTAGGACCAATAGAAGTAGAGACTTTTGACGATCCTAAGGACCTGCTTTGGTCTTACTTCCTGAGAGTTAAAAACCCAGACAGGACCACGAAACGAAAAATGGTGAATGAAATCAATTGGTGGACCTTGGAGTTGTCAAAAATTGAAGGTCTATTCATTGACACCCTGTTTCTTGCTGGAGTAGAATACGATGTAGCCTATGAAAACTTACTTGACTGGAATCAAAAGTTACTGAAGAAAGCAAAGAAGTTAAAATACATTTCTCCGAACCAGCACTATGTTTACTTGAAATACAGGCCCGACAACTGGAAGGAACTGGAAAAAGAAAGAGAAGCGCAACAGCAAAAAGAATAGTCAAGTTTCTTTTTTACCTTTGAAGTCATGGCAACTATTGTAAAGACTTCAGACTTTGAAGATGGTATTCTTCGAATCGCCCAAGACAAATACGATGACTTTTCAAGCTACCTAAGTGAAGTCAAAGAGAATTCCTTGATCAAGCACATTTTTGGAGCCACAGAAGGCGATAAATTAATTGCAGACCTTACTGGGGACCCAAGAGTACCAGTAAGTTCAATCTG